AATGCTCAACGACAAGTAAAGCTGGCTGGGTTCCATGTGACGTTATCAAAAGTCACATAAGCCGTAGTTCCACTAGAACTAACATTAGCGCCAGTTAATGTTTTACCGCCAGCTGTATAACCAGTGCCAGTAATTTCTTCGCTGGATGAATACACAGTTGTTTCGTAATTCAAATCTGCGTTTGCAGTGTAAAGAGCAATCTTAATGACATCAGTATCTAGGTCATGAACACCTAGATATAACTCTTCTTTGAAAGAGGTTGTTTGACCTTGTTGGATCATTTGACTGGATACCTCACTTGACCATCACGATAAGCATCCATACGCATCTTTCCATCACCAAGATTCTTAAGTAACTGCATTGATGCGGCATAGCGTTCTTTGTATAGATTAACCATGTCTGGCTCACCCTTCATGAACGTAATTGCTTCAATTAATGAGCCGTTTAACAATGCTGTGTCGTAGTTATCACCTAGCCATGATGTGCCAGCGGTCACGATTGACTCTGGGTAGAAGTAATAGTGCAACTCAACTTCATAATTAGCGTCTGGCGTTGGACCTATGATAAAAGACAACTCATTTGGATAAGATGATTGTGGACCAAAGATTGCGTAGTGGCGTGGCAAACCAGTATCTGTTGGGATTGGGTATGCCTGACGTATAAAGTTCACATCTTTGTTTAGAAGGAACTCATAACTGCCATCAGTAGCAATGACAGCCAGCGAAAAAACAGACAGAAAATCAGTTGGAGCAGACAAGTATTTATTACCAGTGGTCAAATAACCAGTCACATTCTTGCGAAGTGAAGGTAATTGAACAGTGTTATAAATGTTCTGTTCAGCTTGCTCAACAAATGTGGCTAACTCCGTTGCTGTGAACGTAGTCTCACAATAGTCTTGGATTGCTGTTGTTAGTTCGCTGTAGTTCATATTTAAGCCATAGGACCACGGCACTTAATGCCTTTAGTTGCAGCACCAGCACCACGCATAGTTACTTCGCCATTGATATTTTCTTTGTCATAGTAACCAGTACTTACTGTACGTGCTGGATCTTTAGCAGTAGTTTCATAAGCAGCCTTCTTGTTAGAGAAGTCACGCTTGCTAACATCATCCATGCTAACTGTGCCACCTTTCATAGTGTGTGGCTTTGAGTAAATCTTGGCATCGCCAACTTCTTTACCCATTACTTTTTTAGAAAACTTAGCCATGATTAGCCTTTCTTCTGGTTCATGGCACGAGCCATGTTACGACCAACTTTTCTCATTTCCATAGAAGTTACGCCAGCTTTCTTCTTGCCACCCTTCATAATCTTTGAAGTTGGACCTGAATCACCTAGGTTTTTACCTTCTGTTTTGCCTTTTTTGACGATGCCGTCAGCTGCTTTTTTGTACATTTTTAACTCCTTAAGTTACCGTTATTATCACATCACCCACATAAGTTTTGGAAACTAAATAGTTAGGTGTTAATCCTTCATCATAAGCACTTGCACCACCTACGGGCGCCCATCCCCACTGTATCACACGACTACCGCCTTCTGGTACACCATAGCCTTGTTGTGTTGCACCAGCATTAGGGTTCAACTGTAATCCGTTATTGCCAGATTGCCAATAGGCATTAAAGTCTGGACGTGGATTTCTTACAGCCTGTGGATCATCCACTGGATACATACCCAAAGACAATTGAGGTTGATCTGGTTCCCAGCACTCAGGACATACAAGTATGTTGACGTTCTTGGTTTTAATAACCAATCCCTTCAACTCTTTTAACTTGAATCTCCTTGCGCAGCGATCACATTCCGCAATGGAATGTTTGCCAGATGCAAACCTATTACCCATTAGTAGCCACCACCACCAATAAATTGCTGTCTAGGAACAAAGCGAATAGCAGCTTTTTCACGATCTTCACCTGCCGCTAATTGATATTGTTCTTCGTAAATTTGTTTTAACATCTGAACTCGCTGTACCAATTCTGGGTTTTTAACAGCTATGTAATAACCCAAACCAGCCACTAAAGCTGGCAAAAATCTGAACGGCATATCAGAAGTTCTTACGCCAGAACCAGTATCTTGAACCCTACGCATTCTCCAATAGGCAAATGTGTAATAAGGACTACCTACAGTTCCTTGATCTGGAGTCGGCCAAACAGTGATTGCTGGCAAGTTAGGAACGCTTACATCAGCTCCAGTTGTGTGTGCCGCAGCCGTAGTATTAGCTTGACCACGAGCGCAGTTATAAAGGCTGTTTCCATCAATATACTGGTAGTAAATAATCTCACTGTCTAGCTTAATAAAGCCAGATGCAGCCAATCCAACAGTTGAATCTAGCGTAATTGTTGTGGCAGTAGATGTAATGGTGCCATTCAAAGACAGAGTTGTTAACGCTGTTTCGCCTGATAAACGCTGAACCCATACCTGAATAGGACGAGCTTGAGTCAATTTATTAGGGATAGTTGCGTATGTAGACACGCTGATACGGGTAATGTTCAGGTCAGACTGTGTAGAAATGTTATTGGCATTTGTGCGAATAACATGATCTAGTAGGTCAATTGTGTCTGTAGGTAAGGCATACGTGTTCTGTCCTTGAACAAGGTCAATAGTTCCCTGTTCAATAGTCCACATATTAATACCACGGTTAGCCCACTCAATCGTTAACAAGTCCATACTACGTCTTGCCGTACGCAAATCGTAGCCTGTACGCATCTCACGACCAGCACGCTCATACGCTTCTTCAGCGATTTCCGTGAAGTTCATGTCAAATATTGAGGTGCCTGAAGTAGTCATTTTTTATCTCTTTGCTGTTTTTGCTGATTTAACGAAAGCCTCAGCAGTAGGGGCGCCTTTAGATCCTGGTTTACGCATCTTCTCTCCAGAACCTGCGGCAATTCGTTTTCTCTTGGCGTGGATGTTTTCATAAAGCCCGACTTTGCCACCAGAAGCATACATTTCAACGTCATTTGGATTGTCCTTACGATGAATAATCTTCTTCTTTGGCATCTTAGATGGCATTATTGCGCCCATTCCACGACTTGATCTCATACCATTCTGCCTTTTGTTTTGCCACGTTGTGCGCAGCCATCAGCACGTTTAGAAGCACTAGATACTTTGCCGCCTTTTTTGTACTCTTTACCCATAAAATCACGGAACTTAGCTTCATTACCTTCTGGGTTAGCTCTAGCACGAGCAGCTTCACGAGCATCAGCAGCTTCATTCTGAGCTTTAGTACCCATCACGTTTTCATAAAGCTTTTTACCTACTGCCATAGCGGCAGCTGGAGCGCCTTTAACTGTTTCAATAATGGTGTCACGAACACCTTCATTAACAGCTTTTGCATTTTTATCTTCTTTAATTGTTTCGCTAGGTAATGGTTTACGCTTTTTAACTGGCTCATATTCTTTAGAATATTTGTCTGCCGCACTAGCAATACCACCACTTTCAAATTTCTTCATTCTCTTTTTCATGATTAGCACTTGCCTCCGCCATACATCTTAACCATGGTGCCTTTTGTTTTGCCTTTAGTTGCGCAACCGTCAGCTGACTTAACATAACCACCTTTAGCCATGCCGTGCATACGCTTTTCGTGTGCTTTTACTTCTTTCTTGGCTTCCATCTTGCATGAACCACCTTTTTTCATGCCAACCATTTCAGCCTTTTCATGCTTAATCATAGACGCTGGGGCGCCTTTTTTCTTCATGAACTCAACTTCTTTCTTCATCATTTGTTTTGACTCTTTCATATCGCCACCTTTGTTAAATTTTTTGCCTTTGTCGGCAGTTAAAAACTCCTCGCCTACTGACTGAGGAACTCCAGCTTTCTTGGCAAACGCAGGATTCTTAGCGACTGCCGCCATGAAATTATGTTGTTTTTTACTAGTTGAGGGCACTTCTTTGCTCCCTTATGTAAGCGTCTAACTTGTCATTTAGTTTATCAAAGCGTCCATCAATATGCGACACAATCTTGTCAATTTCTGCCTGAGTTACGTTGTCACGAGCTACTTCTTCACGTGTTCTGTTTAACAAAATCTGCACACGCTGTAACTCACTCCAGATAACTTTAGCAAACCATAGGACTAAACCTACCACTAAAGACAATACTGCGTTCCAAAGCACCATTTCCATTACTTACATCCCCAACGTTTAAGACTTGCAGCCTTTCTAGTCGGACGACCTTTATCATCCTTCATAGGTCCAGGCATACCACTCATACGAGCGCAGAATGACTTCTTACGGCCAGCATCAGCCTTTGTCTTTGGGTTAGGAGCTGGGGCTTTTAAATTAGAACCCGTTGCCGCATTGTATTTAGCACGGCCTTTGGCAGTTAAACCAGCACCTTTAGATACTGGTAACTTCTCACCACGGCCAATTGCTAAAGATGGATTCTTCTTTGTAGCCATTACACAGTTTCCTCTTCTATCTTTTGAGCGGCTTGCATACGAGGATATAACCAATCCTCACCAAAACAACCCATAAACTCTTCTACGCCAACATGACCTAGTTTGATAGTCGGATCAATCCATACCTCAAATCCTTGCTCACGGGCACGGTCACAGAACAGATAGTCCTCACCGATATACCCACCTGGAGTAGATAAGAAATCAAAGAATGAATACAACTTACCATCAGTCATGCGCTCATCGTAGTAATACCACTCTGGATGCGCATCTAACAGCTTCTCAAATACTTCTCTACGGATGCACATAAATGCTGTGGCAACACGTTTTGCTCTGACCAAACCCATCTTATTCATAACCACTTGACCTTCTTCGTCCATGTCTAGTGTTGAAATGAATACGCTACCCTTTTTACGTGCTACTGGAATGCCAGCAACGATACCCTTTTTAGGATCAGATGCCCAAGCCAATAGACGGAATAAGTCGTTAGCGTCAAAGTTAATGTCAGAATCAATAAAAATTAAGTCTGTGCAGTCTGAATCTAAGAAGTCCTTAGCTATCAAGTTTCTTGCACGAGATACAACAGAGCATCCTGAGATGTTGCTGAATTTGATTGACACGCCATGTTGTTGTGCCAATACGGCAAAGTGGCATAAAGCCATCGCCAGTTTTGTAGTAACCTTAAAGTCGTAGGTTGGAAGGCCAAGCATGACCTTCCTTCCCGCTAGACTATAAGAGGCTTCATTTCGCTCCATAATGAATTCTCCTAATTAACCGTAAAAAACAGTAACAGTCATATCCGCTGGTGTAGTTGCATAAATGCCACTTCTGCACAGAATGCCTTCACCAGGAACAACAATATTTACAGCTCCAGCTGCTGCTGGTGCAACAAAAGAAAATCTAACTGTTCCGCCAGAACCATCTCTTAAAGACAAAGTTCCACCAGCCGATGGGACTGATACAACCATACCTTTAATACGTGCTGGTCCAGCAAATACAGCCGAGTTTGTTTGTGCGGCAGCGATAGCTGTTGATTTAACATCGGTTTGCATACTCATAACTAATCTCCTAAATAGTTAGGGGGCGGCCAAGTAGTCTCAACCCTAAACCCCTATGTGATTAATTAAGAAGTAGCAAATGGAGTTGCAACAGTACCTGAACCGTTTACAGTACCACGAACCATGTAAGCGTTAGCAGCTACGGCAACAATCTCAATCCATGTACCAGCTACGCCACCAGTTGTGCCACCGTTCAAGTTGATGAAGTCAAATGTATCAGAAGCCAATGCGTTGTAAGCAACCAAAGCGTCTGATGAATCTGTGTCAACACCCATCAATGAACCGATGAAGTAGTCACCACCTTGAGCAGCAATCTTCAATGAAGAAGTAGCGATAGTAGTTGGAACCCAAATAGTGTAA